TATCAGGAATAGGCGCAAACTGAAACTCAGAAGATAAAACTGTGTAAAAAACTGGAAGACCAGACTCATCTGCCCTAGCATCTCTTGTGAAGCCACTAGGACTCATGTAAGTAACTGGCATACGAGGATTGCCCTGTGTATACAGATCACGAACCTCCAGGAAATCTGTAGGCAAAGCTACTCGTGCATCGCCAGCGACCATACTTGCAGTAGCAGACTTGAGCATCTTGCGAGTGCGTAACTCCCTAGCAAGGCGAGTTTCTGCAAAGCGAATAAAGTCAGGAATTACCGCAGTCAGATCGCTTCGACCAAGGTAATTTGCAACTGAAGTCTGTAAATCCGAATAACTCGTATAAGCCATAATTAGTCCTTAATATCATCCCATCCGTAGATGTATGATCCAACATGGCCTATCTCCATAGATAAGTCATGGTCTACCCATGTTTGTATTCCAGCATCCTTCGCCTTAATACAGAAATAAATATCTTCACCCAACAACTTGCCTTTAAGCAACTGCTCAAAGTAGAAATAAGGCTGTGGAATGTTCTTTAGGCAAGAAGTCTTAATAAGCATGACTCCGCACCCAATAGCATCTACTTTCCCTATGCCTTTTTCTTTATTAGAGTAAACCTCTAACCAATCTACGCTACCATCTTCATTGATCTGAATATTCCTAGCCGTAGGCTTTGGAGGCATCATTCTGGTAGTAGCATTAACGCCTATTATATCTTTGTTGGCCTTTAAAAGGCGCTCAAATGTATCTTTAGGAAAACGCATATCAGCATCAATAAACAAAATGTAGTCACATCCTTCTGCGACTGCTGTCCTTACAAGGCTATTGCGCTGGTCAAATATCAGCGTACCTTGCGATGTATATACATTTACCTGATGTTTTGTATTTGCTGCTAAGTGTCCGACCATGATTGCTAGGTCAAACGCAGTATTAACTTCCATCTGCCCTCTAGCTGGAATACAGATGCCGACTCTCATACATTTCCCCCACGAGTACGGAATACTTTGTTCTGTGGGTCATTTAACCATTTTGCTAGGCCTTTTGGATCAATGATCTGATAGCCACGCATGATTCCCATCTTGTTGAGATCCTCAATAATTAACGGAGGAAGCTCTGCAATCTTGTTTCTTGGGTCTAAAGGAGCATCTCCCCAGCCCGTTCTACCACTTCTCTGATTGAATTGCTTTTGCGTATGATCTACAAAAGCTGATAAATCTGTTTCAGATTGAATAATTAAACCGCCCTCGCCATCTGCATGAGCCGTCTTAATTACGCCATTTACTGAACCTAAATTACCTCGTTTACCGAGATCAGACATAACATCTCCTAGAAAAGGGGATCAGTTTCCCAATCCCCTTATTCTACATTACTATCAAGCAGTCAGATCGAAAATACCGCCATGAGCAGCTTCGTTCTTAACTTCCAAGGTCAATTCTGCCAAGATTTGTGTCTTGTCGCTATCGCCAGCTTTAGCCAGTTCGATAGTTTGGAAAGGACGGAGGTAAGCCAATGCTGCATACTCAGGATCGAGTACGAGAGCATCACGAGTACGCATAAAACGATTTGGAACGATCTGCAATACACCGAAGTCGGACTGATAGAGATCAGCGCCAGCTAGGATAGTTGCTTGACCGCTTGTTGGTACTTGGTAACGCTGTGCAGCAAGACCAGCAAAACCTGATACTACTTGCTTGAGCGCTGGGCTAACAAACAATGTAGAAGGTGTGCCACCAGAAGTAAATACTTTAGCTACTACATCTTTAAGCATTGCTTCGGTGAAAGTGCGAACTGTACCATCTGTACGAGTAGAAACACCAACAGTAGTTGGGTCTACGCCAGTTACAGAAGTACCATTCTTACTTGTGTTGGTCTTGATGTAAGACAACAAAGAACCCATTTTACGGGCTGTAGAGTTGCTTGAACCAGCTTCTTGACCTTGATTAGCTGTGATAATTGTTTCAATATCACGCTTGATCTCAGAAGATGCTTTAGCCAATTGATAAGCCTTTTCAGACTTACGACCAGCTTTATCAACAGCTTCCAAAGTGCCAGAAACTTGAATGGTTTTACCCACGATTTGTGTGTAGTTACCAATACGGCTTGTTGGAGAAAGAGTTGCTGCTGTTGCATCAGCACCTTCAACTAAAGCGTTAGCAGTAGTAGAAGCAGCCAAAGCATCAGTTTGCCACTCATGGTAAACACCAGTAGCCTTAGTCTTGCCAATAGATGACATGATTGGGGTATCTGTAGGAGAGATGTTATAGATAACATCGGAGAGATCTTCACGAGCGCCAACGGCATCGTAGCGATTATAAATGGCCATGATTTAATTCCTTTTATAAAAATCGTTCAAATAAGCGAGCTGCATCGTTTTTACTGCCTGTTTGTTTTAAACGAGCGAACTCTTTTTTCTTTGCTTCTTGTTCGGAACTCTGCGGATTAGTTGTTCCAGGTTTGAGAGTCTTAGGAGCAGAGGCCACCTTTTTAGTGGTTTGAGCCTTGCCAGCTACGAGCTTCTCATACTGCATAGCTTTGTAGAGCGTTTGTACAGCACGACTGTCGTAAACCTGAGAAAGTTCTTGGTCTGAGAATCCAATAGATTTAGCGTAAGCACGAATATCTCTACGGACTACTTCAGCCTTGGCGTCATCCTTAAACTCAGGGATGGCAGCCTTTAACTTCTCTTGTTCAGCCTGGATGTGGCGTTGCAATTGCTGTCCTTGTAGAGCTTGTTGTTCTTGTTGAACACGCTGGCGCTCTGCTTGAACTGCTTGTAATTGCTTGTCCCTTTCGCTACGCTCTGCTACCTTAATTGCATAAGCAATAGGATCTGTTTCCTTGAGTTCTTGCAAGTTCTCATTGGAATCCTGTTGGCTTAACAACTGTTCAATAACTTGGAGTCGTTGTGCGTAAGTATCTCTAGTCTTTGCTGCTTCATCAATCTTTACTCGCTCGGCTTCTACAGCTTTGCGTTGTTCCGCTAAAGATTGAGTCTTTTTCTGATAGTCAGCAGTCCTACTGTAACCATTCAGAAGCTCATCAAGGGTAACCTCCAATTCCTCACCATTAGCTTTCACTCGGTATTTGGGAGATTCCTCTACTTCTTCCTCTTGGTATTCAGCTTCTTCCGCACTTACATCGGATTCTTCGGCCTGTGGCTCATCGTACTGAGTTTCCTCATTGGATGAATCATCTGCACGAACCTCTGGGTCAGCTTGCGCTTCCTCGGTTTGTGGGTCAAGAATAGACATAAATGCGTTAGCTGCACCGCCTATCGTGGTATCTACACTCCCTTGTGGGTTGGTGTTTTCGCTCATCGTTTTTACCTTTTATGGTAGTTAAAAAACCCTAAATCGTTTCTTTTCAATTTCGCTACTGTCAGCGATTGATTGTATAGAAGCGTAAAATTCTTGTATTGCCCTCAACTTAACTAAGGCTCTTTCTCTGCCTTCTACATCGTCTTGATGAGAGTTAAAAATGCTACTTTTGTAGAACTCAACTTGAGCCTCGTAAAGCTCAGTAAAGAACTCATCTCTTAAGTAAGTCTGCGCTCTTTCATCCTTGTTCATGCAATCCCTTTAGCCATCATCTCAGCAGTCTTTAATCGAGTATCAGCCTGGAACTCAGCCGTCTGCAATTCCAATTGAGCAGCAGCTTTCTCACGCTCTAATTGAATCTCTGCAAATGCTTTCTCTCTAGATAGCTGAATATCTGCTTGAGCCTTAATTCTATCTGCCTCTATCTTAGCTTGCAACTTAGCTTGCTCGCCTTGGATCTGAGCCTGAGTCTGAGCCATATAAGCCTGTACTGCTGGATCAATCGGTGCTTGTTGTGGAGGCTGTGGCTGAGATAACTGAGCATCTAACTCTGGAGGAATCTCTTTAAAGAACTCTGTAGAGTCTTTGAAACCAGCAGCTTCAATAAACTTGCCAAGCGTATTGCGATATTGACCAATAGATACCAATGGATTAGCAACGCCCTGAGTCTGTAGGATCTGCTCTTGCTTTTGCAGAATCATGGCAGACATAGCCATTTGCTGATCTTTGCTACCAGTACCAAGTCCAACATTGATAGATACATCGTAATTGTTCTTCCACTCACGAGGATCAATAGATACATACTTACCACGCAAACGGATTACACGAGCCTTATCTTGGTACTTGCATAGCAAGTGGAAGATTCCGCTAAACAGATCCTTAACGCCAGTATCGGCAAAGATACGAGCAATCATTTCTAAGCGACCAGAGCCAGCCTGTTGCATAGCAGCAATAGCAGTAGCCGTTGTGTTTTGGAGAATGTTAGGGTCTAAACCTTGGCTAGTCTGTGTAACACCAGAGCGTTTCTGTAACACATTGTCCATGTAGTCGAGCATTGGGAAGCTCTGAGCAGCAGTAGGAGGAACAGTCAAAGCCTGTACTGCGCCTTGTGTTTTCATACGAACTACGCCATTAGGAGCTACTGTCAGCAAGTCATCCATGTTTACTTGACCATCAATAGCCGTCATACGAGGCATATTGGTGAGGTACAAGTTATCCAAGATTTGACGAGTAATCGTGGACTTAATCAACTGGATGTCCATTGCACGATCAGCCAAACTTTGACCAAAGAACTTGTGTGGCATTGGAATTGGGCATACAGAAGCAAATGGAATATGATCCACTTCTTCCTTGTCCAGGACTGTAGTCATGCCAGCATAGGTTACCTTTAGCAACTCAGCCATGCCATCGCCATCTACATCGGTACGGATATAGCACTCAAATACCTCAATCTCTTGCATAGAGAAGTCTAAAGACTGCGCCTCATCAGGCATCTCGCCACGCTCATAACGAGCAATACGCTCTGGAGAGTATGTCAAATCGCTATAGGCTGGAAGCTCATCTACAACATCTTTAGGATAACCAGCAGCAATCAGGTCTGAGCGAGTCATCATTACACGATGAGCTACAAAACGAGCCTCACGAATATTCTTATCACGCTTAGAGATCAAGAACTCCTCTGGAGGAACGCTCTCAATCTTTACTCGACCAGCTTCTTTTTTCTTCTTAATGACTACATCGTATGAGTAAGTTGGCATACCCATAGCGTCTACGCCTACTTCGTTCATGTCTTGGCTAACTAATTCCATCTCATTGTCAGCAAACAACATGGTCAATTCTTCAGCGTTTAGATTCTTATACTTCTCTTTGATAGGATCTTCACTATCCTCCCACCAGTATTTAACAATGCCGTTCTTTTGCAAGAGCGCATCTTTAAACCAATTGTGCATCAGGATAACGCCATCGTTATCTTGGAAAAACACTAAATTACAGTATTCTGTGGCTTGTTTAGCTGCTTCCTCATCACCTGGGAACTTAGGCTCAAAGCGCACTAACTCGTCAGACTGAGTAAAGATACGGAGTAATTGTGGCAAAGCGCCATCAACTACTTCTGCTACTTCACCAGTAACAATGGATGAACGGCCTTCTACTTCGTTGCCGTATGGCTCACGATTGTAATAGTTAATAGCCTTAGAGCGATCATCTGTAGTTTCTGTTTCTACGAACCCAATAGAGTTCTCGATCTCAGAATCCAGAATACCTTTTAGCTTGTTGTCATCCATATTTACACAATCCAGTTTGTTTTAACATTTATGGGTTTATCCCATGTATACGGCTTCTCATCTACCCCTACGGCAACATACCGCCAAGCATCGGCAGCATGAGAGTTTTGGTCATGTAAAGGCTTATCGCTAAACATTTTAGTATCAGGATCAACTGCGTACCGATAATGCCTTAATGCCTGTAATCCTTCTGCACATCTGCTTTGGTCAAAATAGCATCTATTCATCAGCATGCGAGCAGCGTTAATTCCTTCAGAAATGCTTAGTTTTGGAGTAATCCTAACTGGCAATCCCATTCCTTCAATAATCTCTTTCGTACTTCTACCCGTCATATTCTTATGCTCTGCATCATGTGGAAGCCAATGATCTCTATAAGTGTAGCCTTTTTCATGCAAAAGGTTTACATAAAAATCAATTGTCTTTTGGCAATCCTGATAGAAGTCTATGATCCGAACCTCACCGCCTGGCAAGGTTTGTACGAACCAGATACTTGTCATATCAGACCAGCCAAGATCCCAGAATGTTGATACTAGAATACCCTTATCTACGGGCACATCTTTAATACGATTATCTTCTTGCGCTTTTCTAAGCTCTGTAGCGTATACAGCGCCATCTAATACTTGTCTTGTATTGCCTTCCCATACATTGAGATAGGCATCCATATCCCTAGCCTTTAGATCCTCCATCTCACTTCTGAGAACAGAAGGAAACCAAGGATTGTCAGACCAGTTTACTTTTACTACTTTAGCTACGCTAGGTGGAACTACTACAAACCGCTTGTATGTTTCGTCTGTATCTAACTCAGGGTTAAATGTTACCCAGATCTCTGAGCCTTCTTTACGGATCGTAGGGATCAATACATCCCATGAGCTTTTAGATGTAGTCTGAGCTTCTTCTACCCAGCAGATGTCTACACCCTCAAATGACTTAATTTTAGTAATGTTGTGCTTTAAACCAGCAAACAAGAACTCTGTTCCGTTCTTACCAAAGATGCTGGTGTTTTGTACAGTATAGAAATCCTCTAACCCCATAGACCTGATCTGATCTGCTAACAGAGCATGAACCGAGTCTGAAATAGATACTTGGAACTCACGAGCACATAACACTCTTAACTTCTGTCTGCGACCCATAGCTAGCAGAACCCTAGCTACTGTCCAAGACTTAGAGCTACCTCGCCCACCATAGACAATCTTATAACGATGCCTTTCCAGTAAGCACTCTAGCTTCTCTGGAATCTCTAAACTCAGTTTTTCTTCTACTTCAATCACTCTGGGCGCTTGATTACAAACTCAATTAACTTCAGCTCCATAGCCTCACCATCTACACCGCTAATCTCAGTAGCTTGTACGGCCTTGCCATCTACACGATCCATGATCTCTTTAACTGCCCAGGGCTCACCATTCTGAGCTTCCTCTACAAGTGTTTCTACAATCTTCTCTAGCTTATGAGGATTCTGAATCAGATGCTTTCTGATCCTGTCGTAGAACAGCTTATTCTTCTTGGCATTGTCGTTCCCTTTAGGAGCGCCACCCTTATTTGTTGTATCAACTTCTACATTATTGTTTTCTAAAGCGTTTTCCATTCCATTCCCTATGGGTTGATGGTTGATGATGTTGCTATTCTACAACAGTTTCTTTATTCCGTAAAAGTAGAGATCTCTAGTAGCTTCTTCTACGCCAAACTCATAAACAGAGAACATACTGTCTAGATCAAAATTCTCTACAAAGTCTTGCTCTGTTAAGTTCTTGTAGTAATCACCGCAAAATGGCGCATCTTGTGGGCTGGTGCGTTTTGTTCCATGCTCTGCTCTGCCTGTAGTAGCGCATGACATTACGATCAAGCCACCAGGCTTAGTCATCCTGTGCATATTGGAAAATGTTAGTATCCACTCAGGGTTATGCTCAAAGCACTCGCATGAGATACAAGTATCAAATGTATTATCTTCTGCGTTGTAGTCTTGGCCTTGGCATACAACATCTACGCCTTTTCCTTCGCCTAGATCTATTCCGATGTATTCGCAGTCTTGAAAAAACTGCCTAACAGACCCATTTATATCTAAGCTGCCTACTTCTAATACTTTAGCGTTCTTAAAGTTATTAGGATAAAAGTTAGCGACTGCTCTTACAAAGTCAAACTGTTGCTGATGAGCCATTACTTTTTGTAACGGGCAGACTTAGCAGCTTCGCTGATAGCAATGGCGATTGCCTGTTTAGGATTCTTAACGACTTTGCCACCCTTGCCAGAATGTAGAGTTCCTTCTTTGAACTCGCCCATTACCTTGCCAATCTTGGCCTGTTTTTTAGTCATCTTCATATTCTTTTTCTTCCCATTGGTCGCAAGTACGAAGATCATGGCAGATAAATGTGTATTTATGGCAATAACCACGATTACCACCTGATTTATCAAAATCATTCATTGGAACAACGCTCATAGCGTTTTTAGCTTCCAATGTGTTATCAAAGTATTCGCAGTTAGAGCAAGTCTGCTCTTTAGCCATTTCTACAGGCAATTCCCAGAAATCTGCAATTTCAATCCAAAACTTTCCAGGATTAGATGGGTCTTTAGCGCCAAGATGACGAGTTTCCATCAAGGCTTTAGTCATTTTGTCGTTAGATTCTTTGGAGATAGGGTACTTTGCATCATCTACCATTGGCTCGTCTAACAAGCCCGTTCCTTCTGGCATTTCTTTATCATCTTCTTTTGGGGCTAATAAGCCGATAGCAATTTTCATAGCATCTCACGAAATTTTGGGCAAAGGTTTCCTAGCGAAATTTTACCTTATTTTTAACTTAGCAACAATTTATTTGCTTTCGAACCAAATTTGATGTAACTCTGGAATGTTGTTTTTTAACCACACTTTAGCCTCTTGGTCGTTTTTGTTGTGATCCATTCCGATAGTCTGACTGCCTACATGGTGCACATAAGAGCGAGAGATATAGTTTTTATATCCGTTAGCGCTGATCTGCAAGCATTGAATATCATCGCTGTACCAATTGATGGGCATATAGTCCACCCACGCCTCTCTTGAGATCATCCCAAACAAAGGAGAGAGAATATCTGACTGGATAACTTGATTTTCTTCTACAAACTTGATGCCATTCCTTGTTTCTCCAGCATCCCGAATGTTTTGCAATCCTCTTACATAGTCTGCTCTACTGCATAGCCAGCCTAAATTGTGGTTTTTTAACAACACTTTATCATCAATCAGCAGATCAAAGCTACTAGGTGTTAATACTATGTCATCGTTTGCAACAATAATCTCTGGAAACATATCAAACGCATAGCGCACTACATCGTTATAAGAGTCCCCGTAGTTTGTGCCATTGTTAGGCAGATTGATTGTATTGTGTCTAGAACACTCCAGATCGCTCCCAGAGATGATTACTGTTACCTCCTCTGGCACATACTCATCTATTGACGCTAACAGCACAGGGAGGCATTTAGCCGTTTTTGTTGCTATAACTATTGCAAGGTTCGCAAATGAAGCGCTCATTTAATCCTTCGTTGTATGTTTGGATAATTCCGTCTTTAGTCGTTTTTTGAAACTTGCATCTTGAGCAAATCCGCATAGTGATTTGACTTGGCTTTCTTGTCCAGTTCGTGCTGGAGTCTTTTCTTTGCATTTTGTAAATCTACTTCCAATCTGTTTGGCGATATTCTAAGAGCATGAGCCAACTGTCCGCTACTTGCGTATGGATGACTTACATAACGCATTTTAAGCACCCTTCTTAATTCCAAGGGTAAACCCTTAATTGCTTGCTCAATTAGATCCCCGTCTACATGGTCTGGCTCGTAGTGCGGTTCAGATTCTGCGTAGAGGTTACCTAATTCTGGAATGTAGTTCTTCTCAAAACTGCGACAAGTATTGTCAGGTTGCGGAGCAACTACCCCGTAACTCACATACCAAGCCCAATTTCGCAGACGCTCATCCATAAATTGTCATCTAAGTTTTAATAATTTATTGTATTATATTCAATATCTTAAAGCAAAGGCATATATGGCTGGCTATCATTTAACTGATGAAGAATGGATTGATTCCTGGAATAAGATTGGCAGTCCAGCAGAGTTTGGGAAGGTTCATGGCATTGCAGCTCGCAATGTAATGGCAAGACGAAGATCTATTGAGAATAGATATAAGATTGATTTGCCAACATTTAACGATCAAAGAAGTAAATCACTAAAAAAGATTGAGCAAACTCCTGGTCATGTCCGCAGAGGCATGGACATAGAAAAAGGCAGAGTAATCGTTTTCTCAGATGCTCACTTCTGGCCTGATGATACTACAACGGCTTTTAAAGCTCTTTTAGAGATGATTAAGGAGTTTAGGCCTACTGCTATTGTCTGTAATGGAGATGCGCTAGACGGGGCTAATTTAAGCCGCTTCCCACGAGCAGATTGGAATCGAGTGCCTACTGTCAAAGAGGAGCTTGATGCTTGTCAATATTTCCTAGGAGAGATTGAATCTGTAGCTAAAGGCGCTAAATTATTTTGGCCTATGGGTAACCACGATCAAAGGCTGGAGATGAGCATTATTGCCAATCTTCCATCTTTTGAGGGCGTAAGAGGAACTAGCTTAAAAGACTATTTCCCTTTGTGGAATCCTTGCTGGTCGTTTTGGGTCAATGAAGATACTTGCATTAAGCATCGCTGGAAAGGTGGCTGGACTGGTGGTCGTAACAATGCTGTTAATTCTGGTGTAAACATGATTACAGGCCATACCCATGTACTTAGCACAATTCCATTTAATGACTACAACGGCACTCGCTGGGGCGTTCAGACTGGTACTTTAGCAGACCCTCATGGGCAGCAATTTGCGTATACCGAAGATACGCCTAAAGACTGGAATAGCGGATTCGTAATGCTCAGTTTTGAGGAGTCTAAATTACTTCAGCCTGAGATGGTGCGAGTTTGGGATGACGATAGAGTAGAGTTCAGAGGAAAATTGCACAAGGTATGAGGCTAACGGCAGAGGTGGTTAAACACCTTTACTCATCTCTCTACTGTTGCTATCCATTCACTAAATGGAAAATGCCTCTGCCAGAGGAGATTGATTTTGTAGTCACATCCGACCCAGAGTTAATGGGTACTTACTTGTACGATACTGGCGAGGACTACGAGCATACAATCACAATCTCGTCTGGTCGCTGTGGGCACTACTACACAATGCTTACTACCCTAGCCCATGAGATGGTACACATGAGCTTTCATAGGCAAAAAGGCGATAAGTGGATGCTACATGGCAAACAATTTAGATCCCGATGCCTTATGGTGGCTAATGAATTAGGCTTAGACGGGTTAGAGTTGTGATTTTAATATTTAGCTTTTTAGCTTTATTGCTGGTAATTGCAATTATTCTATCTGTCTTAGAAATCTACAAAACTCATTAGTGCCCACCTTCGCTAGTCTGGTTTGCTAGTAGCGACTTGTACATCTTTGCTTGATCCTCTAAATCCCGTATAAGCCTAACAACTCTGAATAGCACTTCATTTTCGTGAGCAGTCATAACTTTTCCTGTGTAAAGGTCTATTAGCTCATTTACAATTTTATTAGCTTCATTCATAAAATATCCTCTAGTTTTAAGCCTTTTACTAATAATGCTTTACGCATTTTTCTTAAAGCAGTTTCCAATATCTCCGATACTCGTTGTTTGCTGATGCCTTCTATTTCAGCAATTTCTTTTAGTGTCATTGGTTCATTTGACATCTATAATCCCCAGTTCAAAAAATTCTCCCATGGTTTTGCGATGAGCTTCCTCCCACATCTCAATCCGTTCGGCCTTTGAGAGTTTCGTTCCTTGGTCGAGAGTCGAGTGGCAGCTAAAGCACAAGGTCGCAATCCGATAATCATGGGCTTTAAGTCCTCTACCTTTGCCATCTCTAAGCTGATTGGAATGTGCTGCGACAGTAGTGCCGTCTTGTATTCCGCAATGCTGGCAAGGTAATTGTCTAGCTGCATCTAGCAGTTTTCTATTTCTGTACATTTAATTTTGCAAAATCGTAACAATTGTTACTTTTTACTCTTTGTATTGTTGTTTGACAAACATTGTAAATTTTTGATAACTCTTTTGTTGATAAATTTGATGTTTTTATTACTTCTGCTTGCTTGTTTGTAAGTTTTGCATTTCCATTATTTTCACCGCCTTGCCAAGTTTGATGGTTTCTTTTATCTAAAGCATTATTACTTCTTGTGTCCCACCTTAGGTTTATTAGTCTTGCATCAGACCTTATTCCGTTTAGATGACAGGCCTCCATATTTTGTGGGCACATTCCTTTGAACGCATCTAAAACTAACCTATGAATACTAAACTGTTTTCTATAATTTTTTTTAGTTAGGTTTACTGTTGGATAGCCATTTGCATGAGTAAATGGTTTTAGTATATTTCCACCATATTTTCTGTTTCCAAATAAAGTCTTTCCAATCCTGTTTTTTGATCTAACATTCCCCAAATCTGAAACTTCATAAAATTCTTCTAAACCTACTACTGGCATCCAATTTTCCATGTAAACTCCTTATGTGGTGATTACATCATATCAGATTATTTAAAAGTTATCCATATAGAAAATACTGTAGCGCTGATAATAAAAATCCCCATGTAGTAAGGCAGATCGTTCATTTTCTTAAAATGTAAGTTAAATTGTAAACATTTAAAACCATCATCCCACCAAGAAGAATTGGATCATACCAATACCAACAAGATCCTAACCAATATCCAATCATTGTGTAGCCCTGTCTATTATTCTGTTTGTTGCCTCTTGACTACGCCATATTTCAATTCTTGCTTGTGCAGCTATTAGCTTCCACTTTAGCTTTTCTTCTTGCTCAACAGCTTCTTTTAGCCCGTATAGCAACGATATATAGTCATCTTTAGCATACGCCTCCATCTCTTTAGCTGCTATGCTGGATGCCTCAGATTCAAGCATCAAACGACTTTTAGCAGATCGCAAATAGTTTTCTATATAAGTTCTATTTGCTTTGGCTGCTGCGTAGTTATCTGATTCTCTGATAATAAATTCGACTGCTTTGTTCGGGTCATTTGCCATTGTCTGGTCATCTCGTCTGTTAATTTTAAATATGCTTCATGCCCACGCTTTTCAGCTATTAGACATAATTGTTTTCGTCTAATAACTAGAGGCCAGGTTAATAGCTCTCTAGCTTCGCACTCATTTCTGTGTTCTTCAGACCATGTATCAATTGTTCCTTGCAAAATCTCCAAAATATTTGTCCCTTGCTTCTTGTGCTACTAAATCAGCTAATTCTATGTCTGCAAAACTACCAAAGTTTGTTTCTTTTCCATTTATAACAATTCTTACTCTATATTTTTTTGTATCTTTTTTATAAGATACATTTTTATAGCCTAATTTATTAGCTACAGATAATTTTGAATTTTGTAAATTTTGTGTTGTATTTGCTTCTCTTAAGTTTTCTATTGCATTGTTGTATTTATTTCCATCTATATGATCTATTAATTTTGGCATATATCCATGGTGATATAAATAGATAAGTCTGTGAGCCATGTAATTTTTATTGTAAATACCAATAGATCTTGATTTTTTATTGATATTGCCAGCAATATTTCCAGCTTTTGCTTTTCTGCTTGTTGGCTTTAACCAATACAAATTGCCATCTTTATATTCAAATAAAGAGTGTAATAATGTTTGCGATAGTGTAGAATTTTGTTCAGCCATGATAACTCCCAGAAGTTTGATTGGTTAGAAGCCTCAATGGTGTGCAAAACTATTGAGGCTTTGTTTATTATAAACCTATAAATGAGCTTCTAGTTCTTTAATTTTGTTGCTAATTCTCATTCGTAACGCAGCCCAACCCTCGCCAGCATAAGGAGTGATTCCAACTTCCATTGCCTTTTGCAATGTTAGTTCCTCTGTTGCATAAAACGGCAATGGTGGCCGTTTATTCTGCTTTGGTTCTTCTATTACAATCTCATCCTCAAAACGATACTGCCCTATCCAGGTAGCTGCATGAGGAATAAAATCCATCTCAGTATTTTTTGTTTTCCAATACTTAATGTGATTTGGCAAGGCCTCTAGAGCCAACTTTTGCTCATCTAATCTGAGCGCTTCAAACTTACGCTGTGCTACACGCTTTGCAACTTTACGGGGATATAAAGCCCAGAATGTTTCAAACATCATTTCTCCTTCACGAAAAATAATAGGTTACTACACCATACGCATAAAAAGCAACTGCTACAAACTCTACAAGAAACAATGGTATATCCCGTTGGTATATACCAGCAAAAGCCCAGATAGCACTACCAACAAGACCAAACCATATATTAGATGGGAAAATGTTAATGCTAGTAAGGAAAATCCCTATAAGACATAAAATAGTTCCGATCCACTTTACAAGAGTCATTTCTCTTGTGCCTTTCTTAAATCTTAGAAATCAAATACGCCAAAAAACACATGGCAATTAAATAGGCATACATCATTTCATTAACCCGTATAGAACTACAAATGTATAAAAAGCGACAAACAAAAACAAACCTGCTTGCATGCCGTATACAACCATGTCTATAAGAGCCATGCCTAGCTTGCCCATTTCTGTGAAGTAGTCTTTTAAAAATTGTTTCATTTCTCTTGTGCCTTTCTTAGTATTGCTAATGCTTTTCTAGCCCAAGCCCTGTCATGCTCTTTCATTTCTTCTGACAATTCTGAGTAAGGCTTAAAGCAATCTTTCCATCTTGCAATTCGACCATCACTAATCTTTTCTGTTTGCATAATGGTAGAAGCCCATTGAATCCATTGTTGATGCTCTAGTTCCGCTAAAGATTCAATTATTTCCTCATCTGTTAGTGTCTTTGCTGGATGGGCGTATTCTTCAATTAAATGAACAATATTGTCCCTTCTGTCATCTATTCCAATTTCTTTGCTTGGCTCTTGATAAAAACCTAACTGGGTGAGTATTCTTGATGCAAGTTCTGCAGTATTCATTTCTCTTGTGCCTTTCTTAGTATTGCTCTAGCAAATGCCAATGTATCAGCCCAATTACTTGTATTGTTGGCTTTTGTTGTTTGTCGCAACTCAATAATTTCTTCATCCGTTAATGTAGGTTTTATTGGAATATCTTTAACCATTGACCAAGCTAATTCTTTTGCTGTCATACGCATTTTTCTTGTGCCTTTCTCAACTTGCTACCAAGAAATACAATTTCAGATTTCTTTATTACTTTTCTAACTTCAACTTTTCCTTCTTCTCTATATTCTTGTGCGTATCGCAAAATTTCTTCTAGATTGTTTGACCCAGCAACCCAAGAATCTGCACAATAAAGTTCATATTCAATTTCTGTTTTCATTTCTCACTTGCCTTTCTTAGTATTGCTCTAGCAAAACTTCTTACTTGTGGATGACCTATTAACCCCCACTCAATTTCAATTTTTTCTATTTCCTCATCTGTTAGTTCTGCTGGCTTTGCGTTTCGATACGCTTGTGAATAAGTGCCTTTACCATGAGCAATAAACTGATAGCATGGGCTACATATATCTCCGTTAAAACCGCCTTCATGCTTATGATTTTGGCAGTCCTTCACAATACATTTTAATTTTTGAATTGGTATGCCTTTGTTTCCAGCATAAGTCTTAACTGGTAGATCTACTTCTATCATTCCCCAGAATGGAATTGGCTCTAACATTTAAGCTCCTAACGCTTTTTGTCGTTTGTTCATCAACTCAGTATCAAGGCCAGCTTGTTCTACAACATTGAGCAACTTAAGATGGTCGCTTGTTTTGCATTTTCCGTCTTTGTAAAGGCTTCCAGTAATGGCATCCATTAGGTATGGTGTTTTTCTGTAGTCAGTAGCAATAGCAACTGGAGTAACAACAATCTCGCCTTCGTTTGTAATTCCTGTAAGCAAGGTGTGTTTTTTTATCCAATCTACTTTGAGCCGTTTTACTTGCCAGGATGGAAACACGCTGCTAGAGTCAGCGCACATATAGTTCATTGCTTTTTTGATTTCTGTAGTCATCTACAAATACTAAACGAGAACTCTACATTTAAGCAAGACTATTTTTGTTGTATTTATACTACATTTTTGTGTACACAATGTGTATACACATATCGGACAATGAATGTCCTATTTTTGGAAATAACATAGCTAATTTTAGATCAAAAACAAAGTAAATTTTATGCAAAATATTACATAATTTACCAAACGAAGTTTTTTGTAAAGAAAAGTTTTGGGATTGTAAAGTTTTCTAAATTCAAGAATACAGAATAAGTATATTGATCAAATATACTAAATGAGTCTTTGATAAGTCAATTAAAGTCTTTAGGAAGGTTACTGCTCTTTCGGTGAACGAACCTAGCCTACCTAGATTCGCCTTCATCTGCTCCATCGGAGTTACAGAACCCGACAGTCTTCCGAGGCATGGGCACTATCTTCGCCACCCATATTGCGCTGTTTCAGCCTCTTACCCTTCTAGTAACGCTTTACCGCTCCTGTATCGCTACGATGTCGTTAGAGCCGCCAACACAGGAGTTGCTACTATACATCAGAACTCAAACTCTTTGCAAGCCCATCTTCCATTCGGCTGCTTATACCAGCCCAAGACCAGTATCTTCCACTTAGATCTTATAAGCTCTGGCAAGTATTCTGACTCCGATATTTTTTTTATTCGTGAGGACATATTGGATTTGCTGGTGATCTGAACCCCTACAGTTTCTCCGTTCCCAATAGCTAGAATGTCGAAAATGTGGAACAAGTCCTTTTTTCTTCTTGTAAAGGCACAATAGCTTTCCACTACATCGCACATATAGCCTCTAGACTCTAATAGAGCGACTGTACGGGGATTTTGACTAGCCAAGGTCGTTCTCTGTCAGTCTGCCTTCGGAAGCCTCTGTGATCGCTTTATGCCATTTCTTAGGAATTCCGTTACGCATCTTCCAGGCGTAGGCCGTTACATACTTAACACCAATCTTTTCGCATAAGTTTTTGATTGATCCAAACTCTGCCATTAGTTTTTCAAATGCTGTCATGTTTTCTCCTGATTGATCTTTTATTCTACATTAGTCGATGTTGTTATTTAGCCACAGTAGCGTAAATGCAACACCTAAAAAATATTTCTACATTTGCTTGCAAATCTCTACATTTGTAGATTAGTATTTCTACATCGCAGTAACTTTTTAACGCTCGTGAAGGAGTAACAAAATGAACTACCAAGAAACTTTAGCTTTAGCAACAAAAGGTTTGCCAACAAATATTGATTACTCAAAATATTTAAAGCAAACTGGCAAAAGTAATGTGTACAGCAAACTTGACGCACAAAATTGGAGCTTTATTGCTAAAACAGTAGCTAAAAATTTATCTATTAAATAATTTAACACTCGTGAAGGGGTAAGAAATGAAACTAACATGGATTGATTGGCTCGGAGTAATTCTTTTAGGAATTTTGTTTGGCATTATGTTTGCGATGGGGCTCTTATATGTATAACAACAACTCATATTACGAAGCTCCTTATGACGATCAAGCAGAGCATGAGCATCTACAAGCAGAGATTGATGATTTGCTTAAATACGATCCTGATTACGACTTAACAAATGTAGTTTATTTTGGAGAGGCTATCCAGCAAGCAAGCGATGATGACCAAGCTATCATCCGAGATTACATTGAGAAAAAAGATTGGGCTAAGTTAGGCCTCAAGCTATACAGCATATCTCTTACATACCAAGAGCGTATGGCTGAATTTATGATTACTAAGTGAAGGAATAAAAATGTCAGTATTTACCAAATTAAATCAAGCACGAATCAAGTTGCAAAACACAGAGCTTAGCAAGTCTGGGCATAACAAGTTTGCTGGCTACAAGTATTTTGAGTTAGGTGATTTTTTGCCTACAGTACAGAATATCTTTTCTGATCTAGGTCTTTGTGGGATTGTGTCTTATGGCACAGACATCGCCAGCTTGACGATTGTAGACACAGAAGATAATAGCAACATTGTTATAACAAGCCCTATGGGATCAGCAGCTCTTAAAGGATGCCATGAAGTACAGAATATTGGCGCAGTAGAAACCTATCAGCGTAGATACTTGTGGGTTACTGCAATGGAGATCGTAGAACACGATGCTCTAGATTCTAGCGAAGGTGTAGACGAATCAGGGGAGTTAAAACACCATATTAAGGAAATACAGGCAAGTCAAAGCCCTGCCGAACTTAAAGTGGCCTTTGCTAAATCATACAAGAAATACAAAGGAAATAACAGTAATTTGTCAGCAATCACTAACGCATACAACGATATGAAGGCTCAATTCAATGAAACTAGCCCAGGAACAGCCTGATAATGTTTGCTGTGAATGTGGCGCTAAATGGGGGGTTCATAGGCCTAAAAACCATGAATATCGAATATGGATAGAAAAGTGCGATGTGTGTTTAGATTTGAGAGCCGTAAGCGATGTTTCAGAGTTTGGATATTTAAAGGAAGGTTGGGATGGTGGAGAGGAAGTGGTGCGTTAGTTGTCAGACTTCAAGACCGAGTGTGGACTTTAAACTTGTGAGAGTCGGCAAGACAAGTAGGTGGAAGTGTGGTGTTTGTTTAAATCGTGAAGCAACAAAAAAATATGGGAGTAAAAATGCAAAGTAATTACATTTATAGCAAGGCTGGTACAGATATTACAGTTAGATGGAAGAAACTGTATAACTACACGCCAGCAAGCGAACAGGCCAAATACATCAAGAAGTGGGCTGATTTTAGAGAAATGTGCGCCAGGACTTTAGACGATCTAGAGCCAGCATTTAATAAAGAAGTGGTTAATTTAAGGTTTAAGCAAAAATGATTAACAAACATTGCCTGGAAGCATTTAATAAGCTAGAGCAGTCCGCATATCATCCGCAAGAATATTTTGCGCTTGGCTGGAACGCTGCAATAGATGCCATGTCAGCCGAGTTTGCAAAAAAGTGGGAAATGGATGAGCTTTCTGATGTACCATTTATAACCCAGCCAATTAACGAATCAATGGAAGATAAAGAATGAGAGATTACGCTGAAGTGTACTTAGAGATTGTGCAGACTCTTAAAAGCTACTATAACTATGAGCTAAAAAGTAATATAGAAGAAAAGCAAAAGACTGCTGCTCGTATTGCAGAGCTTGGAAAAGAATTGCTGGATGTAGTGAAATGATTGAACAAGGAACAGTAGAGTGGCATCTACAAAGACTAGGCAAGGTAACGGCTAGTCGAGTAGCAGATGTGCTTTCCAAGGGCAAGTCTGGGGAGTCTGCCAGCCGTAAGAACTATCGTACAGAATTGGTAGTTCAAAGGCTTACAGGAGTGCCAGGAGAGTCTTTTACAAGCTCGGCAATGGAATGGGGCACAGCAACAGAACCACTAGCTAGGATCGCTTATGAAGCAGAAATGGGAGTATTCGTTAATCAAGTCGCTTTTGTTGAGCATCCTACTATTGCTAATTTTGGATGTAGTCCTGATGGTGTTATTGGTGATGGCCTGATTGAGATCAAATGTCCAAACAGTAGTACGCATATTGAGTATTTATTGGATGGGAAACCACCAGCAAAGTATATCCCTCAAATGCAATGCCAAATGGCAGTAATGGGGGCTAAATGGTGCGATTTTGCATCGTTTGACCCTAGGCTACCAGATGACTTGCAATTGTTCGTAGTGCGCCTTGAAAGGGATCAGGAATACATCGAGGCAATGGAAGCAGAAGTACAGAAGTTTCTAAGTGAAGTTGATGAAATGTTTACAAAATTGAAAGAGAGAAAATAATGGCATACGAGCCTAAAGATGGATCAGGAAGTTTATTTAAGAATGATCGCAAAGAGAAGGAAACGCATCCAGACTATACGGGATCAATTATGGTCAATGGCAAGGAGCATTGGCTAAGTGGCTGGATCAAAGAAGGTAAAAAGGGCAAGTTCTTTAGTGTTGCGATTGGCAAGGAAAAAGAGCGTAGTAACTTTACGCCTAAAGGTAACGATGAGATGCCTAAAAACACTATCGTTGATGATGATTTTGATTCTGTTCCATTCTAGGAGCTAACATGAAAAAAGCACTATTAGCAGCAGTAACATTTATGTTAATTGGCATTGGTGGAGCTTATGCTTGCCAGACCACTACAGTTATTGTTAATGGAAAATTAACGACTTGTACTGTTTGTGGCAACATCGTAAACTGCTTCTGATGAACCCCAGGAGATCTGCCGTATTCCTTCACGAGGAGCGCCACCCCCTACAGATCAGGTGGCATTACTAATGGCTAAGTTTAAAAAGCATCAAGTAGAAAACATTTCTGATTGGACTGAGTGGATATATCCAAAGCGCAAAAACTATAAATTAGCTTGTTGCGATTGTGGGCTTGTTCACGATATTCAGTTTGATTTAGTTAAACGAGGATTGGGGAATAGAATTGTCTTTAGAGCAAAACGCAATACAAGATCTACTGGTCAAATGCGTAGGGCGTTATCAAGAAACAAAAACAAAGAAATTTAATCAGCAACTTCACGATAAATACGATCCTCCAGCAAGAAAGGCCGTAACAGATTGGATGAAGATGAAATGGGGATTGGAGTGTATTCCTAATCCTAATGTCTATGGAGTAGATCTAATCGCTTTAAGAGGAGGAAATCCAGTTGGCTTTGTTGAAGTCGAAGTGCGTGGCTGGGCTTACTGCCACTATCCCACCATCCATCTAGCACAGCGTAAAGATAAGCTATTTGACCAAGATCTCCCTGTGCTATTTTTTGCACTAACTCAAGACTTAAGTCATGCTTATTGGTGCAAGGCTGAAATTGCAAAGAAGTTCCCCTTAATTGAAGTAAAGAACTTTGAAGTTCCTAATGGAGAAATGTTTTACGACATACCAACTAAAGAGTTTAAGTATGTTGATCTTACGCAGCCATTTTAGCTATTTCTAATCAATTCTAATGCCTCTAGGCGCTCTTTTTCTACTCGGTTAAGCCACCCTTTGCCGAATACAGGAAATGTCTTTAAACCCTCGTAAAATGCTTTTCTAGTGGCAGAGTATTTCTCTACAAGATCTACTGCGCTGCACTCTTTGATCTTAGACATAGTTCTAGCGCCAATTACGCCATCCTCTACAAGACCTAGGCAGCGTTGTAATAGCTTAACGGCTCTACCGCTTCCAGAGTTTACAGCCATAGAAAATACTAATAGATTTAATCCTTGTGGGAGCTTCTCGCAGTAACTTGTGCGCCAATACTTCATCTCGTACATAGGGGCTACCTTCTCAGGCGTTAGAGCTCTCATGTCTTTTTCGGTAACTGGATGGCCTACCCATTCTTCCCAGACTGCTTGTGTAACACCTAAATTTGTTCTACCACCTGGGTCTTTTGGATGATCTACATAACCGCCTTCAGACTTTAGCACAAGCTCTAAACATCTTTTAAACATTACTTTTTTTCGCTTTCTTTTGAGATCATTTTCATATCCATGATTTTTTCAAGTGTGCGACCACCAAAGTAAAAAGACATAATTAACATACCCCATTGACCTAGTAGCTCTACATACTTGCTATTAGTGTCCATGCCAAAAGCGGACATTAGAGCAAATACGAAGTAGCCAGCAAGGATAGCTATAAGCG